ATAAAAATATGCCCCCATTTCGTAAACAGTTTTTATTTTTTACCTGTCTACTTTATGGGTAGCATATCAATTACTGGGATTTTCATCTGTATCAAAAGATACGTACTATCATGTCTAATCACTTAAGTTTTGATACAAACACACGGTTTATCATTAACCGTGCGAAAGTGTAAAAAATTCTTTTGTAACCGTGCGGAAGTATGCACACACCTATAAAAACACCATATTTATTCTTCATTTTCCTTCGACTCAGCAGATTCAGCGATTTCACGCAGCTTGTTTTCCAGTATTTCTTTGTTAGGAAGACAAAGCTGGTAATCGGCAATCAAAGTCGGAGATAAATTTCTGTTTAAAGCGTATTTGACCACAGTGTCATCTTTATCTGTGCATAAAATCAAACCGACACTTGGATTTTCATTTTCTTTCTTTATATCTTGGTCAAGCGCTTCAAGATAAAAGTTGAGCTGTCCTAAATGTTCAGGCTTAAATTTTTCTGTCTTAAGTTCTATGGCAACTAAACATGATAATTCCCTATTATAAAACAACAAATCTATAAAGAAGTCTGTGTTTCCTACCTGAATTCTATACTCTTCTCCTACGAATGTGAAATCTTTTCCAAACTCAAGTATAAAGTCTTTAATATTTGAAACGATGGATTTTCTCAAATCTTTTTCTTTATGATTCTTGGGTAAATTTAAAAACTCTAGCACATAGTTATCTCGCAAACATGAAAGACTTTTATTTTTTGAAATAAACAATTCATTCTTCTTATCAGAAAGCATCGTTCTTTCAAATAACATACTATCCATCTGTCTATCAAGCTCACGTGCCGAATACTTATTTTTGATACATAGTCTAAGATAAAATTCTCTTGCCTCATTGCTTTTTGCTCTTGCCATAATCAATATATTATTTGACCAACTAATTTCTCGCAACAGTGTTGCGAGTTTTTCATTTTTGCAATATGTATCGTAAAATTGTTTCATACGCCAAATATTAGAAGCGGAAAATCCTTTAATACCTTCGTTCTTATGTTGTATAAAATCAGAAAGCTCTTTAACTACAGATTTACCCCATTCATTTTTGCTAACTTTCTCACTTACAAATTTGCCTATTTCCCAATACATATTTATAAGTTCACGATTTACAGCTTTAAAAGCATCTCTACGTGAATTTTCTATTATTTCAATTATTCTTTCAAAATTTTGATTTAATTCATCTTTATTTGAATTAGCCAGCTCCATTTTATCACCACTATTTCTTATTTTTTTATTATACCATAACCTTAAAAATTTATAAACCACAACAAATATAAAATCTGTCCTGAGATTGGCAGATTTTATGTTTTCTCCAAATAACATCTGTACATGCTGATTTGAAGTTATTCGTTATAAATTTCCCTCCAACATGAACTGGTATAGTTTTTTAGAGCTTTCAGGGTCTACATAACAAAGCATTTCAAGTCCTCTAATTACAATTTGTTGTGCTGCTGATACCATAATTGGGCCAAACGCAAATGCCTCGCACATTTCATCATTTAATTTTTCCATACGCTCTCCACCAATGATGTTAGATATTTTTTCATACATCTTATTAGATACAGGATAATCAATTCTCGACAAAACGTTTTTCATATAAATATGTTTTACTTTTTCAGTAAAAATGTTCAAGTGATTTATTAAAATATTACCCGCATAAAATTGTACCTTCGAGTGCCTATTAATAAAATTCGTATTGTGATTTTTAATATAGTTTTTAGATATATCAAAAAATTCACTTTTTTCCTTTTTCTCTTTCGTTCCACACAATATGTAACAGTCCGCAAGAACTTTCCAGCATACATCATCTGTTATTCCTCCTACAGTAATTAAATCAATGCGTGCCAAAACCTCAACGACTTTTGATAAGTACTGATCTAAATAATATCCTCTTTCTCCGAGATCTTTCCGTATTTCACCAGATAATTTCCAAAAGTCACGTGCATATTTCGTAATGTACTCACAACTAGGTCCAATAAACAGCACTTCCATGTCTTTAAAAATATTCATTTCAAAACCCCTTAATAATTATTCGGATTTTAAAATACAAAACGCACAGAAAGGTATGGCAAATTTGCATTCATTCCCTTACATACGTTTAAACTTTACTATTGTGCAATTACATTTTCTCATATATAATTAAGAAGTTATGGTGTCGTTTTTACGATTGTAAAGGGTACCGATATTACCTTTTGCAGGTTTGAAGTGTTTCCGGCACTTCAAACTGCCATGATATTTTATTTTTTAAATTCCGTAGTATAGATATAAACTCTAATTTTAAGATTAGTCAAGTAAAATATACACATAAAAATAAAAAAAGGATTATATCACAGTCTTTTTGCTGTTTTACAATTCCTTTTGTTTATTTATTATTCTTATTTAGTTCTCATTTTTAAATTTAAAATGTATCGTTCCATCTGTATCAACTATGGCCTTATCTACCACTGCATACCATAGCTTCTCATTAAACTCAGATAAAAAGTTATCATTTAACTTAAGTTGGTTTATGAATACATCTATCTTATCTTTACGAACCATTAAATCATGCTTTTTCTCTTTGGCTTTAGTGAGATTATCTTTGATTGTTTCATACCTATCAGTATAAAAGTTGTATTTTTTATTATATTCATCTTGGTCCACAGGTCTTCTTGAATTTTCGTATATCAAAGACTTCATAAGCTCCACTATTACTTCGCATTCTTCTTCAAGTTTTAAAATCTCGTCATCTATCGCCTTGGTATCAATAAGACTTAAAATCACTTCTTCGCAATCTTTTATAATCGACTCTTTATTCTTTATCAAATTGTTAAAGGCTTTTATAAATTCCTCTTTTATTTGTTCTTCACTCAAATGAGGCGTTTTGCACTTTTCTTTATTTTTAAACTTTTTATTGCATTGCCAAATGACCTTTCTATATTTATCATTCGAATGCCATACTTTTGATCCATAAAATCCTCCGCATTCGCCACAAACAATCTTACTTGAAAATGGACTCGTGCTGCTGTGGCCACATTTACACAATTTTCTCTTCTTCATTTCATCTTGAACTAAATCATATATTTCAGGAGAAATAATCGCTTCATGACTATTCTTTACGTAATATTGAGGTATTTCACCGTTGTTTTTCTTTTTCTTCTTTGTTAAAAAATCAACGGTATAGCATTTCTGCAAAAGCGCATCGCCCTTATATTTTTCATTTGTTAGAATGCTCTTAACTGTGCTCGTAGTCCACTTTTCTTTGCCCGCTGGAGTAGGTATTTTTTTGTTGGTTAGATACGTTGAAATCGCTGATACAGTTTTCCCTTCAAGAAACAACCTATAAATTAATCTGACAATTTTAGCTTCTTTTTCCACGATTTTTGGAAATCCATTTTCTCCTTTCTCATATCCTAAAAACTGCTTGTAAGGAAGGCTCACCTTCCCGTCTGCAAAGCGTTTTCTTTGGCCCCATGTTACATTTTCGCTTATTGACCTTGACTCTTCCTGTGCAAGCGAACTCATTATTGTTATTAGCAATTCTCCTTTGGAATCTAGCGTATAGATACCCTCTTTTTCAAAATACAGTTCGATCCCTTTTTCCTTAAGTTTTCGCACTGTCGTTAAGGTATCTACTGTATTTCTTGCAAACCTTGATACTGATTTTGTTACTATCAAGTCTATTTTTCCATCCAATGCGTCTTGGATCATACGTTTGAATCCATCTCGTTTTTTGGTATTAGTCGCAGTAATTCCCTCGTCGGTATAAACATTCACAAATTCCCAATCATGTTTGGATTTTATGTATCTTGTGTAATAATCTACTTGTGCCTCATAGCTTGAAATTTGCTCCTCAGTATCTGTTGAAACTCTTGCATAAGCTGCCACTTTTCTCTTGACTGGTGTTATTTTTGAGGTGTTTGTAAATAAATTAAGCGTTGCGGGAATTACTGTTACTGCTCTTGCTGTGTTCATTCATTTTCACCCTTCCCAAACGTTTTGTTTCATTTTCTCTTGCCATTTTTTTCATTTCTTCAGTCCATGATTCACTTCTTGGTGGATAATTCCATGTCTTCTTAACTTGACTACCATCTTTAAATATAAAATACAATGCACCTTTATTTGGAACTATGATTTGTTTGATTTTTTCTTCGAAAATGTTTTTATCAAAATGTGATATACCTAATACTTCTGCTGATATTGTTTCTAGTATTTCTTCTGGTATCTGACTTGAGGGACAACATTTCTTTCCGTATGCATTAAACGTAGGACACATCCATACAGGCTTTTCGTATTTGGTTCCACTTGCAGCGATTTTTCTTCTATAGTTTTTACCACATAAATTACATTTGATTTTACTTGTAAAAGCATACGTATTTAAATTTTTTACTTTTGAATATTTTTTAGCGCGTTTAGCAATTTCATCCTGCACTTTAAAAAAAGTGTCTTTATCTATTATTGGTGTGTGGCTTTTCTCAACGTAATACTTAGGAAGTTCACCTTTGTTTATACAATGTTTTTTGCTTATATGATCCTTAATAAATGTCTTTTGCAAAATTAAGTCTCCCGTATATTTTTCGTTTTGAAGAATTGTTCGAACGCTGTTTTTATTCCATTTTGTACTGTGTCGAGGCTTAATTTTCATCTTTTCAAGTTTTTTTGCTATCATTAACATACCCATGCCATTTAGATAGTCTTCAAATATCATTTTTACAATTTTAGCTTCACTGGAATCAACTTCAAAATTTCCATTTTCATATGTATACCCTAAAGTTTTAGAATTAAATGGAATACCACATTTAAATTTATCTCGGATTCTCCATTTACAATTTTCACTAACAGATAGACTTTCTTCCTGCGCAAAAGAAGAGAGGAGGGTAAGCATTAACTCACCATCCTCCGATAAACTATGAATACCCTCTTTTTCAAAATACACGTTAATACCAAGACTCTTAAGTTCCCGCACTGTTTCCAGTACAGTCAGGGTGTTTCTAGCAAATCTTGATATAGATTTAGTGATTATCATATCAATTTTTCCCTGCTTACAGTCAAATATTAGTTTTTGAAATTCTGGCCGGCTATCTTTTGTACCTGTCTTTGCCTCGTCTGCATAAACCCCAGCGTATGCCCAGTTTGGATTGTCTTGAATGAGTTTACTGTAATAACTTATCTGCGCAGACAAAGAATGTAGCATTGCATCTTTTCCGCTTGATACCCGGGCATAGGCTGCTACTTTTTTTATAATTGGTAATTCATGAAAGTCGGGCTTTATTTTTATGATTTCTCTTTGCATTTTTTCATCGCCTTTCTACTTCATAACATATTACCTCTTAAAAAGCCAGGTATCAAGCCATTTTAGCGATATAATGTGCCGAATATGGGAGCATATTTTTCTATAAATATTGTATCAATTTTACTGTACTCTTTCTCTGTTAAGAGGCCTAACTTCAACATTTCTTTTATGAGATTCATCCGAACCTGATATTCTTTTTCAGACTCAAATTGCGCGTTTGTCATACAAAATACTCCCTCGCTATTTTTTAAATCTATCATTTATGTAACACTCATGGCTACAGTATTTTCGATCTTTGTTATCGTAACTCTTGAATTCTTTTCCACAAGCTTTGCAAACTAAATTTTTTATACATTTTCTATTTGATTCTGCATTTTTCCTCCACCACTCAAATCTACATGAATCACAGCAAAACTTCTTCATACCATTCCTTGAAAATCTTTCTAATGGTTTTCTGCAATTTTTACATAGCGGTGTTCCTTTGCATTTTGTGCTGGTTCTTCTTAAAAATGATTTTATAGTATTTATTGATAGCCCCGTACTTTCTGAGATTTTTGTATAACTTAATCCATCTCTTCTCATGTCTAAAACTTTAGCTCTTAAGTCTGAATTCATAGCTTCCTCCAAAAGAAATAGGAGACGAAAATCTATCCGTCTCCTACTGCTAAAAAGTATTGTTTAATGCATGGCAATTATTTTTGTAAGCAAATCATAAATGTAGTTTGCGCCTCTAGAGATTAATATTCCCGTCAAAATACATCCGACATAGGGAACATTAGACTCCATGTTTAAATATTTCGGTAAATCAAATTTGTAAGCAATGGCAATAACGATTCCTAAAACTAAACTAAAAATCATTTGCCATGGTGCATCACCGGACACAAAAAATTCATTAAAATATGTAATGATTCCCTCGACAAGTACCGCTGCCATAACCATTTTTGAAACATCCTGCTTCATAATTTCACCCCTCAATTCGGTATTTTTAATACTTGTCCATGGTAAATTGTAGTTGATTCTAAGCTATTTAAATTCATAATTTCTTTATATCTTGTACCGTCACCTAAAAATCTCCGTGCGATGCTCCAAAGCGTATCACCTTTTTGTATTGTGTATGTCATATATGATTTGGATTTGCTCTCTGTTGGAATTTTTATGGTTTGTCCAGGATAAATCGTATCAGAAGCTAACCCATTTAAGTTTTTTAGCTCTGAATATTTCGACCCGTTGCCTAGATAACGTTTTGCAATATCCCACAAAGTATCGCCGGATTTTACAATGTACGTTGTAAAAGAATTTTCTGTTTCATTCGGCAGAGTAGGGGCTGGGGGAGTTTGTGTTGCATCCTGCTTGAAGCCGTTAAGTCCGTTAGCTTTAATGATGGACGGGTAGTCTTTATAACCTATGTTCATGTCGACGTTACCATTAATTCCATCAACTTTACCGTTATCGCTGTATTGCCAAATTCCGTAAGTTTTTTTGTATCCGCAAGAAGCACTCCAGTGCGCAACCCATTTATCGAATCGGTCAAGTTCTTTTGAATCCAGCTGATTGTTAAGCCAAGAAAGGTTTGCATAGAGCGACGCGTAATATCCGGCCTCCTCAATGCCTAGTAAAAACGTTTTACAGATGCCAATCAAAGTTTGACTGCTCGGCATCCCATGATTTTTCTTATATCCGTCAGCATCCTCCATATCGAAAAAGACCGGGTACTCCGGCTTTTTGTTTTTTAGCAATCTCAATGCGTGCTGAACTTCACTTTTTGCGTCTTCTGGATTTAATGCATAACTATAAAGATACGCTCCCCACGGAATTCCAATATTTTCGCAACCTTGTACATTTGCCTCAAAATAAGTGTCGTCTTGTGACTGTATATCGCTACCAAACCCAAGCCGCAAAATCGCAAATTGTATTCCGCTATTCTTGACTTTTCCCCAATCTATTTGCCCCTGATGGACGCTTATATCGATTCCTTTGAACATTTTTGTTACCTCCTGCTTTTCATAATCAAGAAAAAAATATAGACTTGTTGCCATTTTGAAGCGTCAAATCTATATTTTTGCTGATAATTTGATTAATTTTTAAAATCTTCGCCCGTGATTTCTTTATATTGCTTGGCTGTAATTACACCTTTTTCAACGGCTTTTGCCACCATCTGCTTATTCCAGAGTTTGCGCTCAAAGTTTTTCTTAATTTGTTCGAATGTCATTTGTTGTTCCTCCTTACATATTTGTTAAGTTTTGATATTCTAGTGCTGCTGCGATTCTCTCTTCAGCTGTTGCTTCCGGTTCCGAGGCTGGCGTGTTTCTGAGTTCTTCTATCTTAGAAATAGCTTTATCTTCGGTCAAAGCTGGGTCGATACCCATCTGTGAGCTCACTGCTGACAAATTTTGGACTGCAAAACAAACTTGGCCTGCCTCGTCTGTCTCGATAATATGAGGGAAAATTTCGACTGCGGGAAAATCTGCTTTTAATTTTTCAGCCGTTGCAATCGCTCCGTTTGGGTACATATAAGTTTTGTTGCCTGTGAATTTTTCAATTTTTATCATAATTTTATCCTCCTAAAAAATGGTGGTAGTGTCAAAGACTACCTTGTTTTTTTATTGCTTAAACCTTGATTTTATGGAAGATTCAAATAAAAAGAGCATTG